TAGAAACCACTGTATGAATTGTAGATGCAAGTGTTCCACCTGTTGAAGTTACAGATATAATAATATCCCCAACAGTTAAATCACTTGCGACATCATTAAAATAACCAGTTTCTCTTACATCAGTAACACTACTTGTACCACTGACAGCATCAGTAGTTATGTAAGTAAAAAGCTGTGGTGCTTTTCCTTTTTTGGATTGACCACCGATTGGATTCCATCCATCTCTATTAAATGCCATAATTAACTCTCCCTACAAGTTATATCAACTAGACCATTCGCATCAATAACGATTGCTCCAGCAGAATACATTGCTGTTACCAAGAAGGAAGTTTTCTCAGGGATGTAGTTGACTTCTGTTTTTGGTGGGATACCAACAGCACAACCAATAGCATCTCTGTGAAATGCCAGGCAAGTTCTGTCGTTAGACCCATCCTTTGGAAGTCCACCTTCATCACGATCACCGATCATATGAATAGTGAAACCCATAAATGAATTTACTTCACCTCTTACTAATGCTTGAACTTGAGCAAAGTCTGCTGAAATTGCTCTTTCATCGCCAAGTAATGAAGCAAGAGAATTAGCGTGAATAATCATATGACGATCTGTTGGTGGTACAGACTTAGCATCTAACGCTTTTTTTGAAGCAACAATTTTGCCTACATTAAGGTCAGATGCACCTGAACCTGAAGTTTGCACAGTATTTGCAACTGTTGAACCAGCAGAACCAGCTATTAATGCATCGATGATGATTTGATCTTCTCTTCTTCCTATTGCATTTCCAACGAGTTTTGCAAGCTCTTGTCTTTCATCAAAGTTAATCTTTGCCTGATTAAAAATGTCTGAATACTCAGAAGCAACATAATCAGTAAGAGTTGCAGTTACACTTGAAAATGTACCATTTAATGGAACAACATCTGTAGAAGGTGTTCTTACAGAAGCTGAACCTTTTGCCAAAATCGGAAACTTAGCAGTTGATCCCTCTACCCCAGTTCTCATACGAGCAACATTTCTTAGAGTAGCAGAAGCTTGATAAGCTTGATGGACTTCGGCTTCAAACAGCGTTACAAACGCTGGACTTAAAGTTGTAGCCATAAAGACTTCTCCATAGTTAAATTATTACATCGTTTGGGTTACCGAAAAAATCGACCTAAACTTTTTTTTAAAGTCGATCGGCTGACGAGAGTTATCGATCTAATTAACAAGATACACCAAGATATAGTAGTTTGTAAAGCCTAGATTACATATCTAGTATTTGTACGTTAATTGTAGGCTTCCTCGAAGGCTTTCTCAACTTTCTTTCTATACACTGGATCAGTTTGATATTTAGGATCAGCCACCATAGCTTGAAGCTCTGTTTTATCAGGCATATTGCCAGGTATAGCAACAGTAGGTATATCTTTTTCACCTTGCATTTGTCTGAGCTTTTGTATCAATCTTTGACCTTGTGCTGTGCCACCAAGAACTTCTAACTCGGCATAATCTTCAGGTGTTATTGATTTTTGTTTTACAAGTTTCTGACCCCAATTGATATTTGATTGAATAATCATATTAGCATTTGGTCCTAGCTTTTCTTTTTCTTTTTCAATACTTAGCTCTTCATCTTGTTGAACACCACCAGTAATCTCTATAACAGTATTAATTAATCCAGTAATTGATTTGTTCGAGAGTTGTTTTTCTTTGCCAAAATCAAGAACAGCTTTTACTACTGGGTCTTCAGGATCAACTTGAACTTCTGATAAATCATAACTTTCAGGTGCTGTTTCTCCTAATTTTTTCTCCAAGTGATTAATACTTTTAGCCATGTTTTCAATGTTTGGACCATTTTTTTCATCCCAAAATTTTTCTGGAAACCAGTCAGGTCTTTCGTAGATTTCACCTTCGCCTTCTTCTTCTCCAGTATTTTCATCTTGGTGCGTGTTGATGCCTTCTTCATTTGTATCCTCACTTTCCATAGTTTTGGCTTCTTCAGCCATAAGACCTTGAGGTTGCTCTTCTTTAACTTCTTGGTCTTCAGTTACATTCTTTTCCTCATCCATTCGTAGCTCTCCTCATTCTCGCTATGATTTCTCTGACGATAGAATTTTGTCCTTCTCTCATATATCCCTGGTCAGGTGAATTACCTGGTATCCAGGAGGGTTGATCAAGCGTAGCAAATTTTAAATGCTGAAGAACTTTTGCCCCATCTTCTGTTGAGAATGTTCTGACAAAAGCCTTGTCGATTTCATTGACTTCTTTTGGAAAAGGTGAAGAGGGTGGATCGTCTATACCATTCCATTCTTCATTGTTCTGTGGCTGTGGCTTCTGTGGCTGGGTCATTGATTACTCCTTGTTGCTGTGCTAGTTGTTGTGCTTGTTCTATGAGAGCTTGTCTTTCTTCAGGGGTTGTCAGTATCTCAGCTGGAACGCCAAGGTTTTCTGCAATATAATCCATCGCTTTTTCTTGGTTAATATACAGTTGACCTTGAGGACCTAGACCTTGTGCAATTTGCATAAAGTTTAAAACCTCACTGACTTTCTCCATATTCTGTGCCATAGCCAGTGGTGCTGTTGGCATCATCTTGACTTCAACACCATTCACTTTCAACGGCAAAACAATCATACCCAACTCATTCATGACAGATAATGTTCGTCTTACGATAGGGTACATTGTCTCTGAGATTAATCTTCCAAAAGCAGAACCTAAGTTTTGTGAAAGCTGTTTCATTCTCTCTTGAACTTCTGTTGCTGATCTTGCACTCATATTATCAGGTGGCAAACTTTCATCGAGCATTATAGTTTTAACAGAGGATATCAGCTCATTCGCTGTAAATTGTGAAATGTTTGCATCACCTGATCTCGGTAGAGGTCTAAGACTTTCGCCTTGTGGACCTCCATTTCTTGCTACTGGAATAATTGCTCCAGGTACAATCTTAACTGTATTCGGATTGAGAACACCATCATCGGTTGCCGTAAAGACACCACCGATACTTAAACTTGCATTTTTCAAAGCAAGTTCTTTTGTTTTATTTAAACTTCTAATGTCAGGAAGGGCAGTAAGCACTGGACCTCTTCCATAGCGTTCACCAGCAGTTTTCATATATCTCGACACCACCCAGGGGAAACTATTCATTTGTCTGTAGACAAGTTCATCTTCACCATTATCGCTTATAATTTGATAGTGATACCTTCCTGATAATTTATCGTAGTATGTGCCTTCGATCATCTCAACTTCTTCGGTTGGGTCATTCTCATATCGTTTGGCTAAATTCTGTGGAATTTTGATGTCAGGATATTCTCGATCTAAAACTTCAAAGGGTCTTCTAATTCTTCTGTAAATATTCTCAACTGATCCTCTTGGACCTTCATCATAAGAAATAAAAAAAGTAGGGATAGTCTCATAACGTATTGGTTCTTCTTCATCTCCTGGCTTAATCAGCATAACAGCTGTACCAACAGCAAGCTCCATGAGAAACTCACCCATAGCCATATCAAACCTGGATTGTTTCATCACTGAAAACATTTGTTTGGTGTATTGATCCAGCATAGCTTGTATTTCGTTTCGTCTATCTTCAGGAATATTTTCACCAGGACTCAATCGACACCATTGCTGTTGTGGAGGAAACAAGCCACTTTGAATCCTATTAGCAAATTTCTGTGTCGATTGAGTTGCTGTAGAATCAAAGACACGAGACATCTTATTTTGACCTGGCACTCTGCCTTCATAATATCCATCATACAGATTTCGATTGGGTAGAGCATAACGATAAGCATCTTCGTAAATAGACCTCCAGTGCGTCTTGTGCCGTTCAGCACTCTCATATCTTTTTTTCAATTCTTGTGGTGAGTATTTTGTCATGCTGATGTCTTCGATTTCTTATGCCTATTCGCAAAGTTTCTAGCACTTTCTTTTGACCTAAATCCCCATCGTTGAAGTGCTTTTAATAAATCTGTAGGTCTACCTTTTTCATCTCTTTCAGGACCTTTCATACCACTAAACCTCGATGCGAATGACACTCTTCTAGAAAAATCTTTTGTTCCTTTCTTAGTTGTTTTTGTTGGCGATTTTAAATTTGCTCCCTCAGTTCTTTTAAAAAATTTTCTACCAGCTTCATTTAAACCACCATCAGGATGTTGATATTTTTTAGCGACCATCTTGTGCTACTTCACAAATAGGACATTCGTTTTCATT